GCAGCAGCTCCTTCGAGCACAGCACCTGTGTATGCAGAGTTACATTTCTATATTAAAGAACCGAAGACGGCTACAAAAATAAGCCAAGGCCCCACAATGGGGCCTTTTTTTTTTAGCCAGGTCCGGCAGCTATTTTTCCACAAAGCAGGCACTTGTTCGTGGTTCTACTGGCCATTCGTCGGGTTTGTGTCATATCCCAGAGGTGGCCGAACAAAAACCAACAGATAAAGTCCTTACCGCGAAGGTAAACCAATTTACTCATACCCAACCTGCATCCATAGCCAGATCATCTGAAGTTACCGTCTCTATTCCGGCCCCAATACCCACCAACCGCTGACACTCCATTTCATACTTTTGAGCGAAGTTGTTACCTTCGTGCGTTCGATCGTTGAATCCGATCGGATTCAGGGCACGGTGGGCGATGAAATACAGGAGGGCTTGCATGTACTTTGATGGCAGAGCGATGGGTACAATCGTGGGTGCCGCATCGGCAACATACTTATCCAGGGGTGTATGGTCAGCTCGGTAATAGACCATGAGGCTTGTGGTATCCAAGCCAGCCGAACTTAGCACAGTAGCTGTATCAAAGCCTTCTGGGACCAGCAACGTATTATCGGACAAGGTACGGATGGCGAGTTCATTACTCAATTCATTGAGACTGATCTTGTTACCCAGGGCATCATAGATTCTCTCTACTTGGAGCAGGCTGTTATCGAACGGATCTTCTGTATCCACAAGATACTTGGTTGCTGTGGATTTGGTATTGCTTACCGCATATTTGCTATCTAGCAAATACACGTTTTTTCCTGGAATCGTCGTAACCTTCACACGCTTTTCACGAATAAGGAAGCGTGTGTGTAGGTCGGTAAGACCCAACTGTAGGGAACGCCGTATCTGGCGTCGCCTGTCTTCGGGAATTTCCAGGACTCCGGTACCGTCGTTGCCCAGGATAACCTGACTCAACTCCCCGGTAGCCAGGGCATCGTAAATATCATCTAACGTCATGCTCAAACCTCACACTACATAGGAGGATAGGTTGTCCCCAAGCTCTTCCTCTACGTCTGCTTCATAAACACCAGACGAGTGGTGGCGCAAAGGCGCTTCTTCAGAGGGTTTCCACGGCTTCAAACTCTGAATCATGGATAGCGTATCAAGGCAATCATCATGTTTACTGCGAAATTTTCCGGGTGAAGCTAATCTCAACTCATCCAAGAATTCAGAAATACGCAGATCCCCTTTAAGTTCTTCTGGAAAGTAGATTTTTCCCGCCTTGAACAGGGGCACAGCACCTGTGTTGAAGCGTTGAACCTTATTGGTATTGGGTCTGATGCCCAGCTCCTTGCTATTATGATCGGATGCCAGTGGGAAGTAGATATTGCGTACCATCATCTGCTCTTGTATCCAGGGTATGAACCCTTTCTGCTGCCCAGAAATCTCTACACCCACTTGTTGGGGTGAGTATATTTGGGCCAGGCGAAACAAGTCGTCAACATTCACATCCATCTGCTGACGCTTTACCACACCGTCAACCCATAACCAATCACCAACATTGTTGTAAGCCCAGACTGAAATAACGGAGAAATCCGCGGCCTCAGCTTCACTGGTGGCAAAGTCGGTCGTAATGTAAAAGTTGAACTTTCCCCGGTTCTGTACTACAAGTTCTCTCTTGTACCAACGTATGTCTGAATCCAGAACCGATCTATCTTCATCTGACATAATTCGCAACATCAGCTCTTGGTTGAAAGCAGACACCTTTCCTGTCTTGACTGCCATCTCATAAGCCTGCTTCACATAGTCGTAGGTGAAACGATCCTCCCAGGACCCACGGAACTCTGCTCGGGAGCAGGGAAATTTTTCCGCGATAGGGAAAGCGTTGACTTCCCATGCACCCGACTCCACTGCCTTGTATAGCGGATCCCTCTGGTTAAATGGGGTACCGCACCAGATAATCAGGTTGTTCTTAGGATGCAGCGCGTAGGTGATGGCCTGGTAGACGGTATCCTCTACAGAGGCAATGATGGTAGGGGAAGACGCATCCGCATCTGAGATCAAGTCATCCAGGATAGCTAACTGCGGACGGGTGTTAAGTTCTACTGTACCCCGAACCCCGGTCTTTGCGCCGTGACCGGTTACCACAAAAGGTTTACCGTCCGCATTTTCGAAGTACCAACGGACATCCGTGAACTTGGTTAGTGGTATGTACTCTCGGAGAAAAGAGCTTTGGTCCCACATCTGCTCCAAGCGCAGACGCATTTTCTTTACCCCGTTCTCCATGCTGTCGGAGACGTACAGGGCATACTTGATATTTGGTAGTCCCGGCAAGTCACCATAGACAGCGATGAACAGGATCATGTACTGGGCCATGACGGTCGTTTTTGCCGAACCTCGGTGGCATAGATTGACTACCCGCTTACCACCTCGAGTAAGCGTATCCAGCATGTAATAGTGCATGAGCGGAGTTTTATTCTCCGGCCCCTGCACCCCGTGAACCAGTTTGACGAATGTAACGAACTGCAGCGCGAAGTCTGAAGGAACATAGTCTGCAGGTATTTCGTAACTTACCCTGTTGAGATAATCCTCTACTTTCAGCGTAGCAAGGACATTGAAATCCTCACTCACGCAGTTTCCCCTTCGATAACCACTGGACTGTAAGCAATTTCCTGCGCGTTCATCAGGCCTGCTTGGATAGCTTTCTTCTGTTCCGCGGCCAGCTCTATGACAGCATTGCGTAGATCGGTAATGCTGGAATCTTTCTTGATCCCGACATTCAGTTCCACCTTCTGTGTCTCAGGCATCTTCAAATGAGTAAGCAGGCTGTTAGCCGCGGTAGTTCGAACCATTGGACTAACATCCTCGTTCATCATCAGAGCGGCTTGGCAGTTCAAGGCCTTCTGGTACAGATCCTGGTTGAGCACCCACGAAGGGATCAGGCTCTGTTCCATGATGAGCGTAACCAGTTTGCTCTTGTTGTAAGCAGTGATGTAGCTGGCTTGGTCCTTGGAAGCCACTCCTTGCTGAGCCCAGCGATGCAACTTGTCAGGGAAGGTCAGTGAAAAGGAATCCAAGCTGGTCTTGCCTGACAGCTTGTGGCTCACATACTTGACTGCATCAACGTAGTTGGTGAGCTTGAACTTACCGTCCTGCATGATGGAGGCATAGCTCAACAGGTTCTCCCGATACACCTCGTACATATCGGGATCAGAGAGCGTGGTATTGATCTTGTGAATCAACTCTGGGTTGATTGCCTTTTTCATTTTATCGGGCAAGGCATCCCGGAACTGATCGACTGTCAGGGCATCCACACTCAAACTCTCGTGTTAGTTACCCGGCAACATATCGCGGCAATTAAATTTTTTCTTAGAAAATACCTCGTTTAATCTGAAGGTTACCCTATTACCGAATGGAGGTAATACGACAGGATCTTCTGCACATAGTCGATGGTCTCCTTACTGTGCTTGCCTGTTACTTCGGGAAGACCTTGGATAATCTCTTTGTACAGCAACTTACCGCCCACCTTCTTCTGAGCCTTGAGCAGGTTACCCATACCAGCGTTATACGAAGCCAGCATCAAACAGATTCGATCAATGTCAGGCCGCGGGCTGTGCCACGAACCATAGAGATGAGCCAGGTAACAAGCTCCGGTGGTGATGCTGGCTTCTGCATCGTATGGCCGTTTACCTGCCATGCCAGCCTTGGGCGCCCACTCCGCCCAGGTAGCGGGCATGAACTGAGCAATACCTTGCGCACCTACAGGGGACACAGCTTGAGCATTGAACCTGGATTCTTGCCACAACAGGGCTTTATAAATCCTCCAATCCAAGGTGGGAAAGTGTAATGAGAGAGCCCACTGAATATGAGTATCGTATTGCATGTAGGTATCAGCTCCCCTGTTGAAGGGAAGAGAGTATCCATACCCAATAATTACTTTTCTTATAATATTTACTTAACTACCCTACCGCTCCACCACGGGCTGGCGTGGCCGCCGCCCGCAGCGGAGCGGTAGGGCGGGGCTGCGACTGCCCGTGGTATGTACAATATCCACCAATAATCCCCTAATAAAGTATTTATACAAAAAT